TGTCCTTCATCTTTTAAAAAATCTTTTGCAAAAAGATCATAACTAATATTGATTTCTCTATACCTATAATCCCATTCGGCAAGTTTCTTTTTCATCATGTGACAATATTCACAATTTTCTTGTGTGTATAATATTAAATTAATTGAATTGGACATCTGACATTACCTCCGTTAAGCATGCTACTACGTTAAGTTCGTGATCAGCAACAAAAGCATTCTTATATTGATAATCACCTAAAATTAAAACCAGTTGTGGAATAGACTGCGGGGCAACTTTCTCCGCCATTCGATCGTATACAGATCTGAAGATTGCTGCTGCATCTGTATCTATATTGTTTACAACCCAAGATCTCATCTTTTTAAAATCTTTATTTTTCAAATAAGAGAAAAGATCATCATAGTTTTTATCACTTACAACATTTACTATACCGGCATCAATATTACCGTTAACTGAATATCGTTGTAATTCATTGATAACTCTACGCCAATCCGGTGCAAATTTCATGATTAAATCTGCAACTGCCATTTGCGTATAGCTTACACCTTCTTCTTCAAGAATGTACTGACATCTTTTCATGAATTGACTTGCTATAGGTGCAAGATCTTTTTTAGATGTATTGAATTCATATACACCACACCTTGAATGTAATGGTTCAATGATTCTATTTTTAAAGTTGCAAGTAAGAATAAATCTACAATTACTAGAGAACTCTTCAATGAAACCACGAAGAGCAGGTTGTGTTGATTGTGGATTTAAATAATCTGCTTCATCAAGTATTACAACTTTAAAGTCACTCGATAATGAAACCGATGAAGCAAACTGTTTGATTTTAGTTCTTAATGTATCGATGTTGCCTTCTTCAGAACCATTAATCAATATGTAATCACAATTAAGTTCATTACACATTGCTTTGGCAACAGTTGTTTTACCTAACCCGGCAGAGCCAGTAAATAACATATTTGGTAGTTCACCACCATCAATTATTTTTTGAAAGGTTTCTTTTAGTTTAGTAGGTAGTATAGTATCAGCAACTTTTTGTGGCCTGTACTTTTCAACCCATAGGTACTCATTAGACATTTACGCATTTCTCCATAACAAATAAAATAAAATTCAATAAAGCGTAATTACTTTTTAGCAGCAGGTTCTTCAGCTGCTGGGGTTTCCATAGCTTTTTCCTGCTGAATGGTTTCACATAGTTGAACTATCTGAATGCACTGATCTCTTAGTCCACCGATAGTAGATAACTCTTCACCTTTAAAACCACCTCTTTGTGTTACCGCATCGATAACAGCGATGGTACTTCTTGATGCCTTATTAGAAAGGTCATATAATTGGTCATTATTGCTTGTCATTATTAAACTCCGTAAGTTGACGATTTTTCAAGTGCAATCCAATACTTTACACTTAATTCTTTATGGGAAAACTGTGTTATTAATTTCGAGGAAATTTCAACATCATAATCACCGGGTAAAATTTTCAAGTTAGATATATCTATAATAAAATTAAATACAGCATCTTCTTTAAACTCGCCATCAATATCAATTGAATATGCATTTGATGTTGCATTTTGATTTTCAACAATGGATAAACTTAACACACCGTTATTAGCTTTTATTAAAACTTCTTTATGACCAAGTGTTGATGCAGCTTTTTTAAGTTTATTAAGAGTGTCATTATCTAATGTAAACTTAACATCAGGCTCAGGCATTGCAACATCTTTTGTAGGTGTTGTTAATGTTTCAGCTGCTGAATAGAAATACTTTACGTTGGATCTACCTGACTCATCAGATATAACAACAAAATCGTTATTGAATTCAAGGCTAGGGTTATTGACTAAACCAGTTACACCAATGAATTCATTTAAATCATAGATGCCAAAGTCTTTGTCAAAGGTTTCTGGTATTTCAGCTTTAGCCACAACGTTGCGGGCTTCACTGATAGTTCGAATAGGACTTCCAGCAGTAATCAAAATATTTTGATTAATAGACGAAAAGTTTCTAAGGATGTCCAGGGTGGAATCACTTAATTGCATTATATACTCCTTCTGATTTTATAATTAATTATACCACAGTTTTTACTAAATGTACACATTTAAATTTTCATTTTAGAGAAATTTCTTTCTTTAACAAATTCAATCTTAGCATCAAACTTACCATCTAATATATCTCCTTTATGTGATATAATAAACGTATTAGTATCTTCACCAAGTGTGTTTAGTATTTTCAATAAATTTTCAACACCATCATGATCTAATGATGAGTCGAAGGTTTCATCTAATATTAATAGATTAGTTGAAACCGAGTTTTTCATCTTTGCTATTTGACGCCATGTAAATAACAACGATAAATCAATTCTTTGTTTTTCACCTTCACTGAAAGATTCATAAGTAAAGTCATCTCTAAATCTTGATCTTATAGTTTCTTGAAAGCTTTCATCTAAATCAAATGAAACAAAGAAATCTAATACTTGCAAATGTTGATTAACAAGTTTATTAATTGCAGGTAAATACTGCTTTATTATTTTAGTTTTAATTCCAGTGTCTCTAAGCATCTCAGCAATGACACTGTTATAATTTATTTGTTCTGTTACTTTAAGTCTTTCTTCAATTAAGTCTTCTTTGTTTGTAGTAATATTTTGTAGATCTAATCGAGCTTCATCTAAGTCGGTGCTTACCTCTTCAGATAAGTAAGACCTTAAATCATTGTTACTTTGATTTAACGATTGTATTTCTCTATTGTTAGCATTAATTGAATTAGCTTTTTCTCTAACGTGATTCATTAGTTGTTCTAAGTCATTTATATTATCTTGTAAATGTTTTTCATTGTTTTGAATTACATCTAAAGTATTTTTCAATTGCTGTGCTTCACTTTTAGTATCACCTATAAGCTTATCTTTATTAGCAATATTTTGTTCGCATGTTGGACATGTATCATTTTTTTCTAAAAACATTCCGCGTTTTGCGATAGTTTTCATTTGTTGTTTTACTTCTGCAGTTTGTGATATAATATCGTTCTTTTGCTTTTGTAATTCTTTATACTCGCTATCACTATTATTATCTTCTAATTCTTTAGATAAATCATTATTATGATCTTGTAATTTTTGAATTTTTAATTCAGTGGATTGTATTTGTTTTTCATACTTCTTTTTATTTTCGCTGGTAAGCGCAGCTATATCTCTTATATACTTTGACTGCTGCTCTATTTTAGTTTTACATAATTCTATATTAGTATTAATAGAGTTTGCTTTATCTTTAAGTACTGAATTTTTTTCTTTCAATATAACGTTCATCTTAGAAAAAATATTAATGTCCAGAAGATCTTCGATGACATCTCTACGGTGACCCGCATTAAGTTGCATAAAAGGTATGAAGGAGGAAGAACCTAAAACAACAACCTGATGAAAACTCTTATGATTAAGTTTTAGAATGTTTTGTTCTAAGATCTTCTGGTATTCCATAGCATGTGATGATTGATTAATCATCGTGCTGTCTTTCCATATTTCAAATATGTTAGGTTTAATTCCTCTAACTAATTTAAAATTAGATTGACCTATTACAAATTCAACTTCAACTAATGCTTGTTTTTGATTAATTGAATTTACGAGCTGTGCTTTACTTATCTTTCTATGTGGCTTACCAAACAAGCCGAATGATAATGCATCTAGCATTGTAGATTTACCTGCACCATTGTGACCTACTACTAAAGTAGATTTAGTTCTTGTAAAATCAACATCAGTAAATGTATTACCTGAAGATAGAAAGTTTTTATAACGAAGAGTTTTAAATATTATCATGCTATTTCTAGTGCCTGTGCCTCGGTCATCAATTGTCTCATTTCCACTTTAATTTTATTCTTATCCAAGTCTGTGTCTACGGCATCTATATACGTATCAACTATTTCAGTTGTATCTTCGAAATTCATGCTTTCATCATCAACATTTGCACCAATAAATTCATTAAAGTTTTCTGCTATCTTTAATTCATAAACTTTTTGATTTTGAATATTATCAATAAACCTATCAAACATAAAAGGATCAGTTTTATTCATAACAACAACTTTTACAAACTTATTAGTAAAATCTTTATTGTAATTATTATAATCTATTTCTTCGTCATTGTAAAGGACTTTTTCAAATAAAGTGTGATTATTTCTTATCTTCTCTATTTTTCTTGTTTCAGTATCTATTATATGAAAGTACTTAGGATCATGAGCATCAGACCAAAAGAATTCCATTTGTGAACCAAGATACCAGATGTTATCTTTTTGTGATGCACAATGATAGTGGCCACTCAATACCATTTCAAATCTTGAAAATAATTTAGGGTCCATACCATGAGTGTTCTTCAAACCTCTCATCATTTCAAAACCATTTAATTCAAGATGTGCACCAAGCCAATCAGCTTTACAATCTTTTATAAAGTTCATACATTGTGTGTAATTGTCTTGGCATATCCAAGGGACTAAGCCTATCCTTAATGAATCGTATTCCATTACTGTTGGTTCCATAACAATATGAACTTCATTCATGTAGTGGCCTAAACATTCTTTTAATGAATTTAATTCATTTGTATTTTTGTAAAATGTATCGTGGTTTCCGGGTATAATATCCATAGACATGCCACGCTTACGTATTTGATCTAAGAATATTCTACGGTTATGATTTAATGCTTTAAAATTAACAAACTTCCTGTGATCGTAGTAATCACCAAGATGCAGTATTTGTGTAATGCCACGTTTATCACATTCAGGAAAAAATACGTTATTGTAAAATTCTTCTGCATTATTTAAAAAAACTTCTGATGAGTTTCGTATACCTGTATGTGTATCATTTAACACCGCTATTTTCATTTGTTATTCTCTTTCTTAAATCACTTGTACTAAATCTATGTTCTCTTTTATTAAAGTACAATTCTATATCACGTGCTTTACAGATGTCTCTACCTGTAAAGTCTTTCTCTCTGTATTCTTCACCTAATATACGTACATCTATATTTCTCATAGAAAGAATATCTACGAGATCACTTTCATACATATATGGAATAACTTCATCTACAAATCTTACTGCAGAGAGTTGAGTGTATCTTTCAACAATCGTTTGTACTGGTTTATTCTTTTCCACTCTGTCAATGGAAGGATCTATTTGTAAAGCACAAATCAAATATTCACACTGATCTTTTGCTTCTCTCAACATTTCAACATGACCAGCGTGTAGTAAATCAAAGGTAGAAGCTGTAAACCCTACCTTCATTGCATGAACTCACTTAAATCTGAATCAGCTATTTTAGCTTTTCTTTTCTTTCTTTCTTTTTTAACTAATTCTTTTACTTCAGAATCTGTGTTTCTTACACGCTGTATTCTATCGCGTAATGTATCAACAAAGTGAGATGCAACATCTACTGCACCTTGTTCAGAACCTGTGTCAATAAAACTCTCAACACCAGATTTAGTTAAATATTTAATTTTTATTTCTTGTTGTTTCTTTTCTTTTGTTATTCTTCTTAAAAATGCAAACCAAGTTATCTGTGTAAAGTATGCAAATGCATTCGGTTTGCCAGTTCTTGTTGCAGCTTCAAGGTTATAGTTTGATATAGCTTTTAAACAGTTTTCAACTGCATCCATTACCATTTCTTCTCGGTAAGTATACCTTATAAAGTTTGCTTTGTGAGATAACCCTTCGGCTATTCTTAAGAAACATTGTGCTATATAGTCAGGTACTTTAGGTAAAACTATTTCCTGTTTTCTACATTCTTCTAAGTGTCCAACATAGTCAACTACTGCTTGTGAAAATTGCGCGTTGTTAACATAGTGTATGCTTTTTCTACGTGCCATAATTAATCCTTTATTTTATAGTACTATTATACACCATTTTTGTGTAAAAGTACAATACTATTTTTTCATTTAAGAAGCGAAAATAACGGTGTACATTTGCTGAAAAGTGTGGTAAAATAAGATAGTATATCTGAGGAAGAGGGGATATACCCTAATGCATTGTATCTTTCGGCTTAAATTTAATCACGTTACTGTCAGCTGAATCCGCCGACCATTCATCTTCTATCATACTACCATATTTACTAGTAAGGTAGTCGTCAAGTTCTTCATCTGTTAAATCACGAGTTTCATGATTTACTTCATCTAAATTTGCCCATACACCTTTGCGAGGTACACCGGGTTTTTTAAGATCCTGTTTTATAGCAGTTAAGCATGTGTTATAATACTTTAACATAGATTTTGTAGGTGTTGATGTTACTATAATATGTGTTGAATTTAATGATTGCAATTCTTCTGGATTGTCCTGAAAAGAAATCCACGGCCTTAATGCAAAGAACCTGATTCCACGAGTGTAATCTTCTACACTTACAATTTTAAGTGCTTTTTTAATTACTATCTCGTCAGTGTCTTCATCGTGCCAAGATGCAACTTCACAAACTATTTCATCATTATTTGTTAATTTAAATTGTTTTACATTTTTACTCATAGCTCAACTCTGTATGTTTTATGTGTAAATTTTTCTCTACCGTAAATTCTAAGTCTTTCATCTGCATGTAATATTCCATAATTTTTACGTGACTTCCAGCTTATATCATCTACTATATCATATAATGTAGTAGACTTGCCGTCATCAGTTTTTCTCAATCCTCTTCCAATACTTTGCAAAACTCTTATCTGCGATTTTGATGGAGATGCAAATACAATATTATGAAGATTCCTAATATTTATACCTGTACTAAAGGTTCCAAGTGATGCCACTATAACAGAATCTTTTTGTTTTTCTACTATAGCCCTTATGGCTTCTCTATCTGTAGCTGCAGTATTACCTGATACGAAAAAAATCTTGCGGTCTTCATCTGCTTTTTCTTTGATCAATGAATATAAAGGTTTGCCATGTTTTTCAACGTAATTATATAATACCAAAGTATTACCTTTTAAATCAAGAGTGAGATTACGTATAAATTTATTTCTAGATTTATGAGACACTACATATTGTAATTCATCTTGATATGTTTGTTTACCGAATGTTTTTCTTATATCTTCTTTATGTTGTAATATTATTCTACGTATTTCTAATTTAGCAAGTGTATCATCATCTTGCAATTGCCTTGTACTTGTTACTCTATGTATTTTACCGAACAACCCTTGTAAAACAAGTTCATGTGTTTGTGCACCATCTAATGTACCTGTTGTACCAAACCTGTATTCTGCTTCAATGCATTTATTCATTATAGATGTCAATGACCTTGATTTAAATCCATGGCACTCATCACCAAACACTGAACCGAATCTTTCAAACCAAGCTTGTGGAAATTTATATATCGATTGCCATGTGCTTATAATAACTCTTTTACTCGTATTCTTATCTTTACCTGAATATATTCTATGGCAATTTTTTTCTACGTCATAACCATAAGTTTTAAAATCATTATACATCTGTTCAACTAATGAAGTAGTCGGTACAATAACTAAAATATTCTTATCTTCAAACGATGATAAAAGATAACGCATTAACACGTATATTATAAGTGACTTGCCAGAACCTGTTGGAGAAAGCAGTATAGCATTCTTTCTTTGTATTCCGTGACAAACCGCATCAAACTGGTAGTCTCTAATTTTAAATGGAAGCTTCAATGCTTCTACAAACTTCATCATGAAATCTGCGTTTATTGTATTACCTTCATTAGGATTTCCATATTCAGAATCATCTATTTCAAGTTCATATTCACGTGATTCAGCAAATGCTAAAATCTGTGGAAACAAACCTGCAGGTATTTCACCTGTAGTTTGATTGAATAATCTTATCTTTCCATCCCATATTCTATTACGATAGGCAGGCATAAATCTATAACCGGGTACAAAGAAAGAAAAGAACTCTCTAAGTTCTGTGCTTACTGATCTATCACACATTAAGTGGATAGTTGAATGATTTAATTTCCTGACTCGAATTGTTTCCATTTGATTATGTTCGATATTGTTTGATGTCGCCA